TTAGCTTGTAATGCTGTCATTTTAAGTTTATCAAATGATGTCAATGGTGTAAATCCATTTAACTCATTAATTGATTTCTCTATAAGTTTATTTTGTTTAGCTTCTGTTTTAGAAAGATCAGCTACATAGTTTTTAAACTTTTTACCCTTAGCAGATTTATCTCCTAGCATATCTATATATTGATTAGGTATTTTTAAATTACCGAACACCACACCAGATTTTTGTACTTCTCCTGTTTGAGGATCTACTACACCACCTTCTTCTAATTCAACCATAGGTTCTCCTCTTTCTACTTCTACTGGATTACCACCATAAGTTACACCTATTCCTGTTTCTCCGTTAGGAGAATATTCTTCATGTGATTTACCTCTAAACATAACTGTTTCTCCTGTACCAGGTAAATAAGGATTACGTGAAATAGTTTCAGCTCCTCCACCCCAATGTGTTTGTAACTCTCCACCTAATCCATAAGATTTAACATCTCCACCATCTCTATATGTTTCCATAGCTCTATCACTAGGAGGAGTGTAATCTCTTAAATGTCCACCAGCTCTTAAACTATTCATTCCTTCATGAGCATAGTCATAAACTTCTTGTTCATCAAGACCACCAAATGAAGCTATAGTTTGTGGCTGCCAATCATTAGACACCCATCCACCATCTTCCATAAAAGATTGATTTTGAGATTGAATTCCTTTAGCCATATTAACACTAGCCATTCCCATCATGTTTTTTTGTGTAGCAGCATTATCTTTTTTTATTCTTTTAGCATAAGGATCTAATAAATTACCTGCCATACCACCAACAAATCCTCCTACAGCTCCTCCAATTCCTGGAGCAATAGCATTACCTAAAGATGTGCCTACTGTATTTCCTAGTTGTCCTCCAGCATTTTGCCCTCCCATTAATGATTGTCCTAATCCTGTAGCTTTTTGTGAAATCATTCCCCAAGGCATTCCTCCTCCATCTTGCATTTGATGAACTCTTCCTCCATGATAATATTGTTTTATATTACTATCATTTAATGGTTCATATCCACTATCTGTATATATATCATATGGATCATATGTATTTTGTATTTCTGATGGGTTACCTCCTACATATCCACCATCTTGTAACATTCTACCATTTCTAGCAAGAACATTTGTACCAACACCATTAACAGGGAATAACTCTTCTCCTGTAGTAGGTTGCATCATAGCATTTCTTTGTTTAGAGAATGTATCTTGCATTTGTCTACGTGCATCAACATCTGTACTTTGTGCTGCTTGTAAAGAAACATCACTTACTAGTTTTGTTTGTTTAGCTGCTTTAGCTGCTTCTTTCTCTTGTTTTAATGCTCCTATACCCCCAATAATAGATCCTATAGGACCAGCATATTTACCTAAACCTTTTCCTATTTTACTCCATGCATTTTCTCCTTCAAAAGGACTAGCTCCTACAGGGTTTGCACCTTGAAAAATACCTTTAGCCATTGCTGTTCCTGCTTGATCTCCTTGAGGATTATATGCATTAAATTTAGGAGTAGGCATTGAAAAACTATTCTGTGCTTGAGGGAATCCTTGTTGCATATTTAAACCTGAACTTGGAGCTTGTCCTAAACTATAATTACCCCCAAATTGAGCTTCAGGAATATCTTCATCTTCTTCATCCCCCATAAAACTTTCCATCAAATTACCTTCGCTTGATTTATTAGCCATTTCCTGTAAAGAAGCAGCAGCTTGTTGTTTTTCAAACATAGCTTGTCTTTCTTTATTTGTAGTACCAGTAATTAACTTATCTACCTTATTATATTCATTAGTAAAATTTATAGGTTTAAATCCTAATGAACCACCAGTTACTGCAGCACCCATCTGTGCTTTCTTAAACTCTTTACCATGAACCTTCATGAAGGCTTCTTCCGATGGGTACTTCTTGTAAAATTCTTTCTGGGTCTTACACCCAGACATCTTTAAAATTTGTGCTTTCATGATTAGTTATATTTATTCAACCAGCCGCCTGATTGTGGTTTATTATAATTTGTAAAGTTAGTTAGATTATCTAGATTCTGCAAACCTTTCTGTTCTTGTCTTAATCCATTCTTAGCTAGTTTACCTTTTGGATATTCATCAACATATTTAGTACCTTTTTTAAATTTATGTTTCTCTCCTGGATACATCATTTTCTTTTCTCCTTTATCTGATATTCCTAATAAAGGTTCTGTTAGAGGTTCTCCTGTTAAAGGATCTGGACCCATATCTATATATGATCCTGGTTCACTTTGATTAATTCTTGTTGGTTCTCCTTTATGTTCTCCCCATTGTCCTCTATCATCTTTAATGATTCCACCTTTTTTAAATTTAGGATAGTTTTCTAAATCTTTTAATGCTTCTTCATATCTTGAAAAATTTTTATAATTTAATAATTCTTCTGGAGTTAATGTAGAATTTAAATGATTTAATTGTTTATTAATATCAAATTTTATTGTGTTAACATGGTCTGTAGAAGTATAAGGTAAATTACCATGTGACATAAAAGGTTTTCCAAAAACTTTACTTATAGGAACATTAATACCTTTTGGAGACATTACTCCAGTAGGAGTTTTTTCCCAAAAAAGTTTTTCTAACATAGGACTTCTACCAACTTTAGATGGCACAAGTGATTTAAGCATAACAGTAGGTTCTAGATCCCATATATCATTATATTGAGTTCCTTCTTTTGTTAAAACTCTGTTGTATCCCCCCATTATATTTGTATCTCTAGCTATACTAATAGGGTTTTCAAGAAATTTTAAATGTTGATCATTATAAGTAACAAAATCAGGAGGATCTGGAGGAATATATGTAGTTCCTTCTTTATTAATATTATAAATATCCATTCCTTTTAAAGAACCTGATTTATATGAAGGATGTAATACTGGTGCAGTATCTGCTAAACTAAAAGTATTATTTACTTGAGGTTTGCCTAAATATAATTTCCAAGCATCTAATCTGGGTGACAGCTCATTTTCAACAGAATAGCCCCCATTTTTTATATTATTAATTATTTCTGAAAATTTAGTACCAAAATCACTAGATTGATATCCTCTAGGAGTAATATATTTTTCAGCAAACTCTGATATTCCAGGAGTGTAAGCTTTTCTTTGATTAGAAGTTATACCAACTTTCTCCATTTGCTTTTTAGCTATCTCATAATCACTTAGTCCTTGAAGCTGTCCTTCTTTTTTTATTTTACTTAGATTTCTATTTATATTTACTTCTTGTGATACTTTTCCTATCAGTCCTTCTTCAGGACCTAATACTTTTCCTAATGTTTTTGCAGCAGGTATACCAATAGGTAAAGCCATAAGAGCATCTATTGCAGCTCCTTTATAATTACCTTCATATAAATCAGGACCTAGTTTTGTTGCACCCTGTAATGCACCTATTGCAACTCCTTCAGGAGTGAAATATCCTGGAGACATTAATGGAGACTTGTAAGCTTCTTCCATACTTTCTTGTACCCAATCTTTGCGTGCTTGTAATTCTGAAGCTTCTTGTGCTTGTTTATTTTCTTCTATAGCTCGTTGCTCTTTTTCTTTAGCTGTAGCTACTTTACCTATTTTAGGTGTAACAGTTCTTGTATTATCTTTTTTTGTAATAGTAGTTTCTTTACCTTTTCCTTTACGTGTTTGAATCTTACGATTCATTGTATCATTAATAAGATCTCTAACTGAAGGAAGATTTATTCCTTCTTGTGCTATATCATATTGATCTAACCATGCACCATCTCTACTAATAGTCTTTGGTTGCCAATCTAATCCTTCTCTATAGTATTGCATCTCTTGACCATTCTGTGCACTAGCCATTGTTTTCTTTGCATACTTTCCTTCACTAGGAATATTTCCTGTACGTGCGTATGAGAAACCTGTAGCTCCTGGAATATTTCCTCCCATTTGTAGATTTTTATTACCACGTTTTAATTGATCTTCAATAAGTTTATATTCTTCTTCTTCTTCTTCTTTCGATTTTGGCCAAGAAGTATAATTTTCAATTTGATCTATTAATGATGGTTGTATTTTATTATGTGTATAATTTTCAACAGTGTTTGGATTATTGTAAACATTTTTTTCAATATTATCTTCAATGTCTCCTGAAGAAAGATAAGATTTTATATATCCTGGAACATCATTTGTTAAAAATCTAGGAATAACTTCTGATAAAGGTTGACTGGCATGAGACACTTCGGTTAAATAATCATCTGCGTTATCATAAGAATTTTCTAAACCTTTAGGTATATTTACTTCATTAGTAAAAGGGTTATAATTTCTTCTAGCGTGAAATGGTAATCCTTTATCTGTTCCTACGTTTACAGAAGGATTACCTCGTTTATTTTGTACTTTAAGCAATGCTGTAAAATATTCTGGACCTAACTCTTTTTTAATCTTATTAAAAAAATCAACAGTTTCTTTTGTTGGTAAAGATTTTTCTATTTTGTTTGCTTCTGCTCTAGGATTTTTTATATTACCTGTTCTTGTTCTTTCTGTTTCATCTTTTATAATATTCTTTAATTCTTGTTTATTAAAAGGTTTTTTATAAACACTTGTTGATTCTGATACTATTTCTGTACCAGGTTGAGCTTTAGGAACATAGTTAACTGGATAGACTGAACCACCCATTTGAAACTGTCCTCCCCATGTAGGAGAACTATTTCTTCCTACATTGCTGTATCCATCTCCTTGAAATCCTTCAGGAGCAGATACTTCATAATCATTATAATTATCTAGCCAACCACCATTTTGCATGTTGTTGCTATTATCTCTACCACACTCATGACATACGTACATATCTTTCTTACTAGAATCAGATTTGTTCCATGACCATCCACATGTGCATTTTACTTTACTAGCCATTACTTATAAGATATTTGTGCAGGGGTTAATATGAATTGACTCACTAGATGAACGTTTGAGTGATTATCGAGTATATGTCTCACTTTTAATTCTTTTGCTCTTAGAGTGGCTTTTTTGAAACTACGTGTATCATAATTCATGTTCTCTTGATTTATAACTTTATCAATAGAAAGACTCTCACATCCTGTATTAAATAATGGAACTTGAGAAGATTTTTGAAGAGCCCAGAATGTATTATACTGATAGAAGTTATCACTCTTAGTATATAGAATTGTTTTGCTATCTGTATTGAACATTGGATACTTCATATACTCATGCATATTGTTTAGAGGTTTAGCAACAAGGTTTAATACTCCTGAACTCTGTTGTCCATTGTATAGAATAGCTTTGTTAAACCATTTGTCATTTGTTTCTATTCTTGTATTGTAATTAAAGACACCATCTTGTATAGGAAGATATTCATATGCTTTTGTATAATCTACTACATTTTGTAAAATTTCATCTTGAAATTGATATGCGAATGGATATTCAATTATATAAGAATGTATATTCCCATAATAAGAATTATATAACTGTATATTAGTTAAATGTTTCCATATACATCCAGTTATAGTTTGTGTTAACTTAATATTTGCATATTCTTCTTCAGTTATATCATTTAAAGATATTGTTTTTTCTGATTTACAGTCTCCTACAGATTTGATTGTAATCATAGATACGTTATCATTTACAATATAACTTATTCCTTTTGTTAAAACTTTTTTAGTTACACCCTCTGCTATTACATTCCCAAACTGATCAAAGATTGAGAATGGTCCAGCAGTAGAATTTACTTTTGTTAATTTTATTGTTATTACTTTTGACATTAGCACAAACCATTAAAAGTTATTGTTACATCCCCTGAATATCCAGATATACTTATTGCACAGAATGTTACCACTGAAAGACCTCCTCCAGGATTACCTACTTGTATAATTGCAGGAGTACCTGTACAATCTATAATATTAATATCAATTGTTCCTGTAGTTGCTTTACTTGCTGTATATGTATTACATGCTCCTGATATTGTTGTTGTTGTTGTAGTTGTTGTAACACAAGGTATTATTTCAGTTAATACTCCTGACACAACATGATAAACATCTGTAGTAGTATATGCACTCTCTTCTGTAAAATACCAACCATCTGCTATTACTGAACAATCTGTTGTACCATTATTAACATATATAGTTTGACCAACTGTCAAACTTATAGCATTTACATTAATTAATGTATAATCATAACCTACATTTGTTGTAACATAAGCAATTGCTGCACATGCATCAACTTGACTTCCTGTAGATACTACTGTTGATGGTGGTGCTATTATATTATATCCTGTAATAAATTGATAGTTATTCATAGTTGTTGGTCTTTGACATGGTGGAGGTATTGTTATTATCCCTGTTCCTTCTAATACACAATCTGTTAATATAACTTCACCATTCAATGTACAATCTAAAGGAATAGCAGTTGTAGTGGTTGTTGTTGTAGAACTAGTTAAAGAAGTAGTAGTAGTTGTTGTTGATGGATTAGGAATTAATTCTCCTGCAATAAAATCAAAATCACCACAACATCCATTAATACCAGAATAAAAGAAATTATTTTCTGCTATGTACCAATTAGGAATATAACTATGAAAACTTATCCAGCTTTTAGTATTTACATTATATGAAAGCGTCCAAGATTTGTTGCAAAAATAATCAGAATCTTTTAAATCAACAACTGTTGTCAATACTAAATCATCAACAATTTCTTCAATGTAAAATTCTTTTGTTGTAGAATTATACTTAATATCAGTAATTAGAGGAATATAATCTAATTTAGTAATTATTACTCTATCAAATTTACTATCATATACAGCATGCAAACCAACACCATTAAAATGATTATCTATGTCTACATTTGGAAAATGTCTTAATATCTCAAATGCCAAGTGGTCTGTAAAAAATCTATTCATACCTGAACCAAATGCAGATAAGTCTTCTACTTGTGTCCCTTGTATAATAAATACTTGTCCTCTTTTAGCATCAATTGTTATTTGTCCTTGAGGAATTTTTAATAACATTTTATTTTGACTTCCTACATACCCAAGATCTGTTTCAGCAAAATCAATTGGAGGAGCACTAAACATATTAGGGTTACCAACATATGCTGCTTGTGGATTACTTGTATCAATTGTTAAGAGATTGTTATACATTAATGTCTTGTTCTCAAATCTAGCTAATATAGCTCTGTTTTGAATACCATCTAATGATGTAAGTGCTCCATAGTTTTGAGGAAAATCAAAATAAGAAACTGCTCTATATGTTAACCAACTATTAACTCTATTGTCTGCATCTGTATTTTGACTATCAGAATATATTGCTCTAAATGGATAATTTGTATAACAAGCTCTTCCATCCCAATCAGGAGGAAGATGCGTAAATGTATTTTCTTTATTTTGTTTAGAGAATGTTACATTATATGTATATGTATTATCATTAGCAATACTTACAAAATCTTCTTGCAACCAATCATCAGGAATACTTGTGCTTACATGTGGCCAGAAATCACCTTCTCTATTATTAAAAGCTTGACGAAGATCTGTATTATAACTAGACTCACAATAAAAGTTAGGAATACCATATGCAAACAAATAGAAATATCCATCATAGAATGTTCTATTAGGATTACTTGAAGCTGCAACTGGAGGTGTTGAGGTTGGTCCAGGCTCTTGACTATTAGGACAATCAAAATTGTGAGCTTTATAAGATATTATATTTGAAAGTATTCCTGAGTTATTTTTAGAATAGTCAGCTAGTACAGATCTAGCTGAATGCCAATATTTTGGATAAGCTATATTACCAATTTCATCATAAAATATATCTGAATCATCAGGAGCATTCACTCTATTATCTATAAAGAATGGGAGTTTAGTTTTAAATGCAAAACGAGAAATGAATGTATCTCCTCCAAATATTGTAGCACTTCCTGTACTATTAACAGTTCTTTGAAATCCTGTATCAATTGTTTCATAAGAATAAATTTGTCCCCATTGGTTAACAAATGTATTTTTTAATGAAGCATAATAAGATAATACTTGAATACCTTGTTCTCTTGCAGGAGTTGAACATGCACGACTTCCACCAATAGTTATTCTAGATTTATCCGTTATTCCTAATGCAGGGACATTAATACTATTATTAGGAAAAGGAAGTGGAGATAGATATTCTTCAGAATTGTTTAATTCTTTTGTTTTTATAAATACAGAAGTTTCTCTTTGATAATTATTTATAGGAATGTTATCATCTCCTATTGCTTGAACACCAGGTATTAAATATTTTGCTAAATCAATATTTCTTTGTTTAATTCCTAAACCATTAGGAATAGATACATTATAATCATAACTAGCAATTGAATTATATGAATATGCATAGTTCTTTCTAGTTATACCATTTATATATATTTGTAAATATGCTTGATATGCTGTAAACATGGAGGTAGCATTAAACGGAACAGTTCTATTACCTAAATCACTAGAAGCATCCAATGCATCCTGCTGTGCTTCTTTTGTAAGAAGTCTATATTTAGCATTACTTTTAACTGCTACAAAATGTGCTTTACCAGCACCAAACATTACATTTTCTAATTTAAGAACATCTCCAAGAAATGGTTGTCCAAATGATGTTTCAGGTGAATTAAATATTTGTCTATATGCAAGATTTGGATCACTTGTAATTGCAGGTTGCGGACTTTCGCTTTTACATTTTGTACTTACAACTTCTTCTATTGGACCAGTGATACGTTGCCCTGCTTTATCACAGTTGCTTATACAAACTGGTTCAGTTCCTTTAATAACTTTTACATCTTTATTTGTATTACCCCCTAAAGCACCATACCACCAATCATTTTTTGTTTCACCAGTCCAATCCTTCCACTCAACTCTAAAGCCTATTCCAGGTTCAATTATAGATGGATTAATAACTCTTACATTCCATACATCATATGTATCTATTGTAATAGTTCCTTTAGCAGTTCCTTCTAATACAGGAAAACCAATTGAACACAATGAATATACTTTTACTTCAGTGTATTCTTGTGTTGCACTTTTATTTGTATTACAATCAATATATCTAACTGTAGCTTTTCCATCAGCTAATTCTGTAATTGTTACAGTGTATGAGTCACATTCCTTAGACCATGCATTATTAATTTCATTTAAAAATGGATCTTCACCTAAATCATTATATGGATAATTAGGAAAATAAAAATCTTGATTTTCTCTTGAATATTTATTTACATTTCTAAGTATTCCTTTAGCTATAATAGATTTATTTGTTCCTCTATCTCCTCTTAATATTTTAAAACCAACAATAGCTGATTTTTCTTCTTGTGTTAAATTAGAAGACTCAATTAAGGATTTAATTTGTTCAACGTTTATCTTTACTCCAATAGGAAATACAGCATCATTACCCATCACCATTGATCCAGGACTAGAGAATAGTTTTGATTCAAACATTGGACTAACAAGGACATCTGGAAATTTATGATGTCTTATTTTTTGTCCAGCAAGATCTCCCCACACATTTGTATTACATGGATATTCTTCTGTAGATTCCCAATATGCAAATTCTCCATATTTATATGGAACAGCATTACCTATATTATTTCCTACAGCATCTCCTATTACAGAAGCTGTATTATATATTTTCCAATAAGGAGCACTTGTACCATCTCCTATAAAATCTTCATTATCATCTGTTACATCAGGGTATAATGTTTCACTTGGAGATAGTGCTCTACCAGGAATATGAAATCCATCCGTTTGTTTACCATTATCTAAAAGAAATGCAATTTCAAATGCATATACCTCATCACGTAAATAGCCTCGTAAGTTTGTAGCATTTAATTCATCTGAATAATTTTCATTAGCAGGAAGTTTATATGTTTCCCATTTAAGAGTTATTTGTGAAGCTATTGACTGATAATTAATTCTATCAATAGAAATAAGTCCATCCCATATAAGAACATCTTGTGCAGTAGTTAAATCTTCTGCAATATCATAATATGGAAACTTTTCAAATATATCATTAATAGATAAACGTATAGAAGAAACATCTTGTCCTGTATAGGTTATTTGTCTTGCAACATTATCAATAAAATATGTTCCTACTAATTCTACTGAACTAATTGCATTTATTGTTTTAATTACTGCAAGATTGAAATATTGAAATCCTCCTGTGACATCAAGATTATCAACGTTTACAATAATTGATTTACCTACATTATAATTATAATTAACTGTTGTTATATTTATATCTGCAATAGGTGTAGGGTTTGTAACAGAATAATATGATGTATAAGGATTACCAGTCGCATCTGAATATTGAACAGCAAATTGATATGTTCCTGCAAGTAATGCTCCTCCTGTAGTAATATCTACTATAGAAAGATCTGGAATATTAAAATTAGGTTGTATTTTTAATTGATTACAATCTAATTCTTTAGTATATGTAGGCTCACATAAATCTGAAGTAGGAGTTAATAAGAAAGGAATATTATTAATATCTAAATATCTTCTTTGATTAAAGCCATCTGTCCAATAAATCTCTGTTGTACAGTTTGTAATTTTATGTACAGCTTTATGTATAGGATGATCAATATTAAAATTAAGACATGGAGCATTAACTAATGTGCGATACACACAATCGTTATTATCCATATAACCTATTTCAGAATCTCCAGTTAATGGGTTAGTGATAAAAAATATATGTTTACTTTGTTCATTAATAAAATGTGTTCCTATTAATACATAACTTTCTGGAAAAGTTAAACAAAGTTCATTCCCTTGTTCATTTTGATAATTAACAGAACTAGAATCAAAATTTTCTAAAGCAGCGTTCAACGCATATGTAAGAGTGCCTGGTTTAATCTGGTTCAAAGTTTGATCCATATTTAAACCAATGTTTGCACTATTATATGCTACTTTAATATTTCCTTGTTGTTGTTCTTCAGCCATAATTATTAATTGTTACGCCTTCTTCCATAGCTATTAGTTCTATTTGGAAGTTCATACATATTAAATCTATTAAGATCATTTTTAATTCTCCTTTGTTTTTCCCAAGGAGTTTGTTTCTTAATTTCAATACTAGCCATTATGAATGATTCTTCATATGCTTGTTTATGATAAAGAAGTTTTTGTTGTAACTGATTAAATGTTTCATCATTAGTTTGATTAGTAAGCATTTCAAATACTTTAAACTTAATGAATGCTTCTACATACTCTCTAATACGATAGTTATCAGGAATCAATTGATTTCCTATTTCATCATACTCTGTAGCATAAAATATTAAATGTACAACCCCTTGTCTAAAATTAGTTACAAACTTATTATCTCGTATATCAAATGAATCAATACTTGCAGATCCAGGAGTAAAGTTATTTACAGGAATAGGTTGTGCATTAAAATCCCAGTTACTTGTATACTCAACACCACATTGTTGTTTTGCTGATATACTTCCAGGTTTAAGTAAATATGTATGAGTGAATGCTCTAGATACACTATTGTTTGTTTTATATACAGCTTGTACTAATGTTGGCATACATGTACCATCACATTGTGGAACTTGACAAACAGGGTTATTACAAGGAGTACCTCCAATAGTTAGTGGTGCTATTTGTATAGTTGTTGAACTAGCTGCTTGTGAATAAAATGAATTAGCTGATTGATAAGGATAGGCTGCTACTTCTGTAGTCATCCAAGCTTCTCTAACAGCATAAAAGTTATCAGGAAGTCTAGCTTGGAAGTCTTCAACAAACAAAACTTCTTCACTTATTACATAAGTTGTTCTTCCTAACTTCTTTAAAGCTTTGTCTAAATAAGTAGGGAATAATAAATTATCTACAGCCCCCGTATCCATATATGACTTAAGTTCCTCTGATACAATTGCATAAATTGGTTCAGGAGAAACAAAATTATATTTATAATAATAACTCATAATTTTTTTGTGTATTTATAGGGTTTTGTTAAAGCTTTTTCTAATTCCATTCCTTTATTTAATCTGGATTTTAATGTTTGTTGATTGAGGTTAAACTTTTTAGCTAGATCAGTTAATATATATTTTTTATTTTTATATATTAAATATACAGAATTTCTTTTATTTCTATCTTGAACATCTTTACTAGCCCATCTACAATTAGAAGGTTCATAGTTTCCATTTACATCTATTCTATCTATTGAATAAGTAGAATCAGGTTTATTTCCCATATCTATATGGAATTTTTTAAAATCTAACCACTCCTCACAAACTTTTATTCCTCTTCCTCCATAATTATGATAAAAAATATTATTAGAATTTAAACATCTTGATTTCATTGCTTCCCAAGAAGCATACTCAGAAGACTTACTCATATTATGAGTTGTTATTCTTTTAAGTAATCCATCTCTTCTAGTACAACCACATGAAATAGTTCTACCATTTCTTACTGACGAAAGTCTAGTAATAAATCTTCTTGTACAAAAACATTCCATTACTACCATTCTATATTTTTGAAAACCTGTAACTTCTTTTTGGTGAAAATCTTCTTTTATAAAAGTTAGTTTTCCTATTTTATCACCTTTTTCATATTGTATCATATTAATTAATTTTAAATTATATACAAATATAAATCATTTATAAGACAATACCAAAAATAAAACTTTTTATTTTACTTCTTCCATTCTTTATATAAATGTTGGTACTTATCGTTGGTTTTTAAGTAATGTGACAATAGTCTTGATGTAAGTCTTGAAGGTTTAAAATACCAAAGGTCTGAGTTTTTGAATCGTGCTGATGGTTTAAACCACATCCAACCAAAAAAGTATCCTTCTGTATGATAATTAAAGTTATATATAACCTTTCCTTTTTGTTTAGTTTTTTGCCAGTCAATAGGAAGATTGATAAACTCCTTCCCATCTATGCCTTTCATTTTTCTTCTTTTCTTTTTATTGATAGAGAACTCACCAAAACCATAAGGAAGTTTTGCTTTATCTCCTGTCTCTAAAATATATTCTTTAAACAATTCATTATATGTGTAGATTATATTTCTCCATACATCATATGTAAGTTGTGTAGATGGGTGTTTTTTACAAAACAAGTTGTAATTATCTTTACTGGAAGATCTCCAATCTACTTTTACTCTCATGAATTTAGTTAGTTGGTTTTGAATTAGGAGCTTGTCCATCTATTCCTTCTTGACTAATATCACTCTTAATATTGAAGTAGGTAGATAATAGTTTTTTAGATGTAAGTTCTAACACTTGTTGTTCAAGATAACCAGGAAGAGCAAACTCTTTGTCTAAAGGATTTTTACAAATCTCATCAATAGTATATTCTGGTGTACCACATCCACACTCAGGATACATAAGATCATTGCTTACATCTTCTTCAAAGAAAGCTACAAATCTAATTGCTCTAAGCATTGGATTGTTTACATATAGATATCCATTAGTTATCCAGAAGTATTCTTCATTCTTAATTACAGGAAGTTTAAGTAAGTTTAAATATCTATTGATACTAATTTCTTTTAACTTTTTTCCTTTACCACTCATGGCATTAATAGAATAAACTCCTTGTATTACATATTGATAGTTTCCTTCTGATATACGTGGAAGTTTAAACTTAGTTCTAGCTATAGAACATTCATCTACATAATCACAACATTCAGAAATAGATACTTCACACATCTCAAGACATGGTATAGTGGTAAAAAGTGTGTCGGTAGCCCAAAGCTTTCTAAGATTGGTTTCACGTTTAATAAGCAATAAAGAATTATTTCTTACTTCGCTAGCTATTGCACGGTCAGTTATTAAACTGTCCGTACTTAATATTTTATGCACTGAACGTACATCACTTACTAATTTCCTTAATGTTGCCATAATTTATATTCTTTCTTCGAACTCACATATCTTGCCTAGTTTAGTATCATATACTAAAGCTAATGCAGCTCTAACTGAGTGTACAAAATTATTATCTAAGTGCCAACGGTCTGTACCAGACAAACTGGGCATTTGTTGTATTCTCACTCCTTTAATTTCTTTAGCCATATAGTGATGTTTATCTCCTGTATGGATTTCTCTGTATTTAGCATTACCAAAGAAATGACTATATTCTGGATGTGTTGCAAACAATAATGGTAAATCATCTATTTTGCAATTACCATGATGCCATCCTATAAATGTATTACCTACAACTTTTGCTTTAATTACACTGTGATGTCTTATAAAATCTACATCATAATCATCTTTAAAATATACATCTAACGCATGTGCTAAATAAAATGATTTAGTTCTATCGTGATTACCTTGTACAAGAACAACTGTAACATTACTACAATGTTGTCTTAGCATATTAATTGTATCTACAAGTACTGAAAATCCTAATTCATATTCAGAATGATATTCAAGAATTGTATCTTGTGGAGTACCATTTGTAGTTTGGTTTTGAATATTATCAGTATGAAAAAAATCATTTGATATAGGAAGAATAATAGTGTCTATGTTGTAGTTAGCTCTCACCTTCCGAACTAATGATTGTGCTATATTAAAGTATCTTCTAGCTCTGTCTGCTGGGTCATTGTCTCCATCTATAGTTCTTTTAGCTAAATGATAATCAGCTATTGATATTTCTATATCTACATGATCTTTATTAGGATCAATTAATACTTCATTAACTGGTATATTATTTGGTGTGTAGTTTTCTAAAAACTTAGCAAAGTCTTCAGGAGAGTAATCTTTTGCTTCTTTTCTTTTTGAAAAGACTGAGGAAGTAAAGTTTCCTCCTGGTAGTAGTTTAGACCAATAGTTTGTAATAACATATTTGTCTAGATTTATTTTATGTAGCTTAGCTAACTCAATATCATCTTTAGGTTCAAATGTACTAGTGATGGTACTTTCTATTGTTCCTTTTTCAACATTCACTTTTCTAATTTCTCCTGTAGAAGTGTTAAGTTCTATTGGAGATTCATTATCTTTTTCTTTAAGTTCTTTAAGAAGCTCATTCACTTCAAATTCACTTATTCCTAATCTTTCAGCATAAAACTTTTTACTTTTCTTTTGCCTTAATAACTCTTCTAACTTGAACAATAAATCTTGATTCTCAGCCATATGTAGTGTAATTTACTTAAAATTAGGGTAAAGATAAAAATAGTTTTCATACTATCCAAATAAATTTAATTAAATAGATTATTCTTTATAACTAAAATAGTTATAAAACAAAAACCTCCTAAGAATATCTTAAGAGGAAAACATAGAAAACCAACAAACTATGATTTTTTTATATTATAATATTATTGTTGTAGTAGTAGTTGTAGTGGGACATGCTCTAATTGAATACCACGCTGTACCAGCAGAACCCCCAGTAGCTCTGATTGTAGCTATAGGATTAATTAAATAATCTGCAGATGTGTATTTCCACCATACAATTTGATCATAAGTCACACCACTTATAGTCATATTAGGAATATCATATCCTGTATCAATAGTAAATTCTGATTGTCTTGTAGGAGCAACTCCTTTATTAGTTCCTATAAATTGATCTACTGGTAAATTTGGATCATTTGGTAACAAATTATCAGGAGGAGTTCCCCAAATATTATCAAATACATTATTATTAGTTGTAGCAGTCATAGAAGTTGTAGACTTTTTGTTTACTCCTCCATTTTCTGGAAGTCCATGATAAATCTCTAGTTTATCAACTTGTCCTAGTGGATCAAAAAGAAAAGTAATAACTCCACCATCTGGATCTAAATTAACGTATTGATCTTTCAATTCAAGTCCTCCAGAATCAGTAGTTCCTTCACAAGGAACACTTGGAACAAGTGTTGTAGTGGTGGTAGTTGTAGTTCCTACTAATGTAATATCTATATAGTTTACACAATCCCCTGTAGACTTAACTCTAATAATAGTTGCAAAATCTGGGACTGCGGAAGAAGCATACCCTGCAAGTAATGCAGATTTGCTTACTCCTGTTGCAAATGCTGATACATATCCATCAAGATTTGTATATAAATCAAAGGGTCCTGAATCTGCCCCTGCTGTTGTTAATGTTATTAATACTGTCATGTTGGTTTATTTTTAAGTCCAAGTTGTTAATGCTGATCTAACCCAGGTGTCTGTTGCTACACAAACATAAATAAATCCTGAAGTTACCCTTATCTCTCCAAGGGTTCCTGTTGAGGTTGCACTTGCTGGAGCTATGTTTAAAGCACTTAATTTGTATTGTGTTGTAACAGCACTACCGTTTATCTGTAACTTGTCTACTCCATTATCAACTGATGTGTTTATACCAATGTTACCATTTGAATTAATACGAAGAGCATCTGTACTAGATGAATTTATTAAAAACCTATGGAAAGTATTTGTGTTGTAAATTGCAGAACTACTAACTGCAGTATCTATACCCATATTCAGGAACCCTGTTCCATCAAACGTTTGAAAAAATGGAGTATTTGCAGTTTGTAATAAAATATTTGTTCCATTGTCTCTGAGTATACCATTTTTTATTGAGTTAGTACCCATTGCAACTGGCATTATTCCAGTGGTTAATGTTCCTGTAATTACATCTTTGTTGTTTTGTTTAACAAATTCACTCCAAGTATTTTCGTTAATTTTATGTCTTACAAATACAGTTTCATACCCATCACTAGTTATTAATTCCTGTAAAACAGTATCTTCTTCTGTACGCTTTGTTTTTAAAATAACGTTTCTTGAGCCATCATTATATTCATTTAACGAATCTCCATAAGGAAATCCTTTTGGTAAAATGCCTATTGTAATTATAGCTAAATTATTCATTCTGTCTATATTAGAAAGCATCGTGCCTACTAAATTACCAGTAACTCGGTTGTTGTTGCATTTGTTATTCCCTACTTCTTCGTGAGTTAGATTAAAATTCCCATTGAGGACGTAACTTATATTTGAAGTATCAGAATCATCAAACCAGTTTCCTGTTAAGTCTACAATTCCACCTCTAGTAGTATCGGTTATACAGTGTTGTTGAGGATTTATAAATTTGTTATCTTTAATAGTAATAAATTTAGAACTAGTTTCAATTTTAAGGCCGTCTACACCAGTCATGTTTTTAATCGTGTTCTCTCTAATTATTATATTAGAAGCCCTGTTTATTTGCTCAAAACTAAAAATTACATTTTCATAATAATTATTTTCTATAATAACATCAGATACATTAACTATGTAACCAAAACCAGAATTACTAATGTAATTATCTCTAAAAACTACAGATTTTATATTTTTACCGTTTGTTTGTAAATATGTAAGTTGCGAAATAACTGTGAATGATGCAAATGTACAATCTACTATTGTATTATTTGAAACAGTAATTTTTGATTGTAACGGACTTGTTTCTGGATAATTTAAGGTGCTATTATTATTTGCTAAAGTAATTGCTATTGCTCCTATATTTCCTCCAATATTATAAATTTTATTACCTTTTATTTCGCCTCCCCTTAAAATACTACTTATATAATCAGGTTCTATATCAATCGCTCCAGGCATATCAGACCTAGTCGTATTCTTTATTTTATTGTAATTAACAGAAAACCCATCGCATGCATAAATAGAAACAGCCTGCCTATTGTCTTTATTTACGCCATCAAAAGAATTGTAAATTATATTTACATTTCTATTCATTCTAATGTTTGTAGAACCGACAAGAACATTTGTCACCGCAACTCCATCGCCTAAAAATCCTATAAATTCACAATTTTTAACCGTAAAATTGCTGACTCCGACTGCACAGATTTGATGGGTTAGCTCGTCAAACTCATCATTAACAACGTCATTTAAAAAAGTAATACCATCAATAGTTATATCTCTAACAGCTGTACTCTCAAAAGTAGTAACATTTGAAGGAGAGTTTACACCATCGTTAATTAATAAGAATCCATCAGCTCTTTCATACCTGGCAAAAGACGGAATTGGATACCCACCAACTATTTGCCTAGTTCCTAAAATTTGTTCAAACACAACACCTTTTGAGCCAATTAGCGAAATACCGCTGTATTGAGAACCAATTAAATCTAAATGCGTAAACCTATAAGAGTTTTCGCTAGGACTAAACTTTATTTCTTTAATATTAGATGTGCTTGCAAAGTCAATAGCGTTTTGCAATGCTTCAGTGTTGTCTGTGACTCCGTCCGCTTTTACTCCAAAAATACAAGGATTTATTACATCTACGTTTCTTTTAAAATATTCAGTGCCCAATTGAAAATAGATAATACCGTCAACTACAGGAGTACCTGTTACTTTCGATAAAGTTATATCTTCTCCTGTGTATTGATCCAAAATGCCATATAAAACATCTCCTTTTCTTTTTGCCAGAGAAAGAGATTCGTTGGATTTTATCCAATTTTCACCAGAATCTACAGTGTAAGTAAAATCATTACCGACTAACAAAAAAGTAATTTTGTATTCAGTTTTATTTGGTAATCCTGTAATCGTAATATCTTGATATGCGGTTCCTCCGTTTAATGTATTTGTTCCATAAGGCGTAACTCTCAAGGTTCTTGTTTCGCCTACGGGAATATTTAACATGTTATATTCACCAGTGCATACGTAATTCACCCTTAAATCCCCCATATAGGACATCATCGGTATTAAATCCCTAAGATTCAAGTATACAGTTGTTCCTGTTGTTAAATCTTTATATATTTTAAACGTTGGATCGTTTGGCTCTATTGCTGGAAAATCTTCATTTGGTTTTCCGTAATAATAGTTTGACGTTCTGTCTGTACCATAACCTGATTGGAATTTAACACCTGTTTGCGGAGCAGCGACTTGGATACCATCACCCATTAAACAGCCGTTAAAGGTAATCATACTATTTTTTAAAGAATAAACAAACGGTTTATTAGCTGTATTTCCTTCTGTATGTAGCCCTTCAAATAAACTTCTAATTGAATATATAGTTTCAGGATTTGATCCATTCATATAAATACCACCAACAACCACATTGGTTCCACATCCTTCTATTTCACCACCATTAACTGTTACTCCATAAGAAGATTGAACTGTAATACTAGAGCCTGCTATAGACCATAAGCGTAATGTTTTATATTCTATAGCTCCATTGTCAGGATGTTTTCTGTGAAGAACTCCACCTCCTGTATAGTGGTATAATTGTCCTCCATTTGGTAAACTGTAAAAGTTTCCAACATAGTATGTATTTGTCGCTCCAGGTTTTGCAACGATTGGATATACATTTCCAGCAACAATGATAGTCCCCATATTTGTTAATATAGGCGTAGGCGTTGTTATTTCGCCTATATTATATAATGTTGTATTACTAACAAATGCTCCCTTTGTAAACGTAGTTAAGGTTGAACTACTAGTAGAACGAATATCTAATAGATTCCATGCCACTATATTATTATTACCACTTGCTTCATAATCAACCCCAAGTCCTACATTTGATATATAAACTTTATCAAATGTAGAATTTAATACACCATTTTTTAGAACAATACCTCTTGCAAAACCATCTCTTTGTATCCCTCTTATAGTTAAACTTCCCGTATGCTTAATAAAAACACTTTGACCATATCCGCCTCCTTGAATAACTAATGCATCTACATTATTTATTGTTTGCAAAGTACAAACTGTTTCTAATTTTATGCTTTCAGATATTGTTATTGTATCTGATAAAAAATTACCTTCTAATTCTAAAATATCCCCTGAAGTTTGGCAAAAATTAATAGCAGATTGTATTGCAGATGTATCATTATTTATGCCATCTCCCTTTGCTCCAAATATATATGGATTAATTTTTACTATGTTTCTTCTAAAATATTCAGTAACATTATAATTATTAATTAATTGAAAATACATTACTCCATCAACTACTGGCGTTCCTGTTACTTTTGATAAAGTCATTTCTTCGCCTGTATACTGGTCTAATATACCATATAGTACATTACCATTTCTTTGGGCTAAAGAAAGAGGTTCATTAGATTTTATAAATTGGTTTGCTTCTGGTATTGCTGTTATAGCAGCATCTAGTTTTTGTACTGCTACAGAAATAGTATCATTGTTTTGAATACCTGTATTAGGTAAGTTTGCTCCAACATAGCAAACAGAAGTTGACGGTGTACATTGTACACATCCACAAGAAGAATCATGATTTAAAGATGTAAACATATTATAAAGGTATATAAATTATGTAATAAAGAGAAATAACTGGTTGAATATTTGAATGAGGTAGTCCACCTCCTGTAGATGATATAGTTACAGGATGTGTATGTATACCATTAGCTGTGGTTAATCCTGCTGTTCCTTCAAGAGTATCACTAATATATGGAGTTTCTGCATATAAAGTACCTGTACCAGCACTCCCATACTTTGTATTATGAGTATGTTCTCCTGCAGCAACTGTAGCTCCTAAATGAGTATGTGCAGGAAGTTGCGTTTCATTTAAAGTAACTTGATTTGCTCCAAATGTAGTAATACCTTTTGCATTATAATCAGGGTTACCATTAAGTCCTGGTTGAGTTTGTGATGGAAAACTTGCATTAAGCATTGATGTAACTCCTACAGGAACTCGTCCTCTTAAATCTGGTGTTGAATTTAATCCATTACATAAAAATATTCTGTCCCAATCTCCTGTTCCTGCACCTGTACCATTAAAATGTGATAAATCTCCATAATAAGGAAGAATAGAATAAGGAACCATTTTAGAACTAACTAATGTAGAAGTTCCTGTACTAGCTAAATATGCAGCAATGTAATTATTTAAAGGTTCTCCTTTAGGTACATAATTTGTTTCAAGGTCAAGTGCAAGAGCAACTAAATCAACTTGTATTGCACAAACTTTATTTATTACAGCTTGTACAATAGCATGTGTATCTGAAGAAGCAGTTACACCTGTTAAGCATGGTGTAAATGTTGGACTAGGACCTATTGGTATTGTATAATCAGCATTTAATATTGCAAGCTCTGCATCAATTGCATCAACTTGTTCTTGAAGATCACAAGCAGCTTGTACAAGTGCTTTTGATATATCTACAATTGTTAAATCTCCACAAGTTGGAAGATATTTCTGTACAACAGTACATACATCTATATTACCAAGATCTATTTTTATCCCAGTTCCATTCAATGTAGAAAGAAGAAAAGAAATCAAAGCTTGTTCTACAAATGATAATGTATCACCTGTTTGAATTCCTAATGTAGGAATATTTATTCCTGTATATTTTACACATCTGTCAGAGACAATCTCTGTACATCCGTTGTAACAATTTGTGCAATTAGACATATTATATTTATTTTATAGTGTTGTTGTTGGACAAGGAGTAGTAGTAGTGGTTGTTGTCACTCTCACTTCAGGTGTAAATACAGGAGCAATTGTACAACCTGCAGTTAATATATTAACTCTACTTGTAATTTTTTTTATAGATACATCACACATGTAATCATGATTACATTGTTTATATGTAAGTATTCTTTTATATGTTATTAATCGAATCATTGCACCAGCTGGTACAGATTGATTTAACATATATGTAATATTATTATATAGACCATTAGCATATTCTGCTAACTTACAATCTATTGATTTAAGTAAATTAGGAATATCTGTACAGTTGATACAATTATTTAGTCTAGGTAATAGCATATTATTATTTTTTAGCTGCGCATGCTGCACATAATCCATTTTTTAACTGACATCCACACCCCACATTTGCTCCACACCCATTACATTGTGCCATAATTAATAAAAGTTTAATTGATAATTATTTCCTGAACATCCACAGTTAGATTTTAAAAAATTATCTAACATATTATTTGCTTGTGTATATAATTTATTTGATTCATATTCTGCACAATTATTAGCTGCAGCAATTGAACCTTGTATAAAGAAATTAATTGTATTTAATGTTACGCTAGATTGAGTTTTAATAGCCCTATCACATTCAATTAAATCTAATTGAAGGAAAGCTCTATCAAACTTTTCTTGTATTCTCTCCGTACGCATTATTGTTTTATCTACATAATTTATATATGCAGGTGTAATAGAATATCTTAACTTATATATTCCATCAGGTAATGGTTGATCAACCCCAACTTCTGTAATTCCTAAACTTGCTGAATTAAATAAATTAAAATCATTAACAACAAAAGGAAGAATAGCTAAACCAAAATTTGGAACAGTTATTTCAATTGTAGGAGCAACAACAAGAGGTGGATCATCAGGATAAGTAGACGCATCAGCTATCCCTAAAGTTAAAACATTATATGTTGGAAGTACTAATATATCTAATTTTAAATCTGCCATTATTATTTTTTAAAAGATTAATAAAAAAAAGGAGAGAGTTTTACTTCTCTCCTTTTAATATTAGGAATTTATATTTCTACTATTCTTACGGTATTTGTGTAGATGTAGTAGTTGTAGTTGAAGGAGCAACAGTACTAGTAGTGGTAGTTGTAGTGATACAAGCATTACCATTAACTAAAGTTCCTAAAGCAGCTTCTAATACATTTTCAATAAGTCCACCAATTGGATTAGAAGTACCACCAACTTGAGTTTGTGGAGCAGCAATGATCACTGTTGAATCTTCCATGATGTAATCACCCCACTGATAAGCAGACTTATCAAGTTCGTTGAACTTAATATAATAAGTATCATAAGTAACTCCACTTGAAACATAAGTTTCAAAGTTCTCATTATACCCATTCATTCTGTAAAGGTGTTTCAAGTAACCAGCTTGGTAGCTATAGAAGTTTTTCTCTAGTTGAGCAATTTCTCCTGATTGTCCTGTTGGATAAGAAGAACGTTGAGTGATTACAGAGTTAGCAACAATGTTACAGCTATCAGCAACAATAAAGTCAGCAGTAGTAGCTGGACCAGAATATACAAAAGTTCTGAAAGACATTCTGTCATATTCAAAAGGGAAAGCAGCAACATCACATGGTTGACCATATTTTGTTAAAGGTTTTCCAGTAATACGTAAAATAGTACCACCTACATTTTCAAATGTATAGAATGTGTTGAAGCTAATGTTATCAGGATTGATACCAGGAGCTTGTGCACGTAATTTTGTAATCAATTGATTAATTAATGCATTATCATCAACGTCAACACATACATCACCACCACACTCACAACAAGGAGCTTGAATAGTTACTGAGCGAGTGAATCCATTGAAATACAATGTATCAATATAAGAAGAATGTGCACGCAATGTTAATGTAAGTGTGTCTCCACATTGTACAGAAAAATTAGTTACATCAGTAATTTGATTAGCTGCTGTTGGGCAACCAATTACTTTATACCATTCAGATACATTAGATCCATTAGAAGCAATTCTATCAGATCTTTTAGATGCTTGAAGGTAAGTGTTTTCTCTACCTTGTGCAACGTAGAAATAAGGTTTAGCAGCAATATTAGCAACAGTTGCTAATGAATAATCGCTTCTAAATACACCCACTCTACCTGCAGTCAGGTCTTGGGTTGAACCAGAGCTAGGAAGAGTAGTCTGTCCTACTGGAACCACGAATAACGTGGTTAATGAAAAATCAGCCATTTTTTATTTATTTAAATTAATAGTTTATTCGTTTGTTTGTATTCTGAATTGTGCATTTTGTACAGCAGATTGATTTTCAGTATACATTGCTAGATTTTGAACTGTTAAATCTAAAAGTTCATCTTCTAAGTATGTTTCAAGCTCACAGTCTTGATCAAATGATGGTTCACCATCTAACATTATATATCCTGTTTTATTAATGTAAAGAGGATATCGCATGTACATTATTTGTAAATTCTTAGGGGTAAAGGTACCATCAGTAAATATACTTATTTCATCAGATGCAAGAAAGTTAAATGTTTCTTGATATTCAAATGATGGTTTGTAATGTTCATTATTTAATATGAATTGAAGATCACCGTGTTTAGCAAGATCTCTATTAATCCATATCTTTCTATCTTTACATCTTCCTTTGTCAGCTAATGCATAACTGTCAACGTAAAACATATATTTTGGTTCAAGCGTATGAAGATTAGCAGCCCATTGATTCAAATCAGCATCCTTTAATGTTAAAGGAAGTGGTTGGTGATTATAGTTCATTACAAGACTTTGTAAATCTTCATAACGCTTTTTAAATGAATCTTGTCCTAATCCACTAGCAGTACTTATACCATCAATTTTCTGTTTTATTAATTTGATCTGAGCTTCATTCAAAGCTAATATCTTATCTTCTAATTGAATTTGTTGATGTGCATTAGTTGACAGTTTATTCAGTCTTTGATCTACTTTATACAATAAACTATCTACTGGTATCATATGCTTTTATATTATTAAACTAACTGCTTAAATAGCAGCTAGTTTTTTAGTTTTTAGTTTTCCTTCTAATATTAATAACTCATCTTGGTTATCATCATCAGCTAAGAATCTAATTAAATCATCTTCATCTTTTGCCACTTCATACTCACCTTCATAAACCTTACCGTTAGGTTTGATTCTATACACTGAATGTGCTGTAGCTTGTTTAACTAAATCTTTAATATGGAGTAAGTCATCTTTCATTGTAGCAAATCTATTGAACACTTCAACTGGATTTAATCCTGAATATTTACCATTCTTAAATTCTGTTTGTTTCAATACGTTATCTACTTGATTGTAAACAACTTCTTCTTTGGTTTCTTCTGTTACTGGAAGACCTAAAAGTCTTGCAACTTTTTTCTTCTTATCAGGAGTCATTGAATCAAACATAACAATTGCTTTATTAATCAATTGTTTTTTCTTATATATTACAGCATTCTCAATCTCATCATCTACAACATAGAACTGTGTCTCTGCTGGATACTCACCTCTTTCCCAAGCTTGGTGAGAAGATGCAATTGTAGGATGTACTCTTAACCATGAAAAGGCTAGTTCTTGAAATGGAACTGATAAATCATAATAATTATCACCATCCATTAGTTTAACAGATTGAACATGTGTTTGATCATCTGTAGAAGTAGAAAGTCCATAGTTCCAAAATTGTGAACGAGGTCCTAAATCAATATCACCTAACTCATACTCAAGTTTTTCTTTAAGTTTAGTAACTCTCTCGATTTCTAACTCTTTTTCTAGAGGATCTGAAATTCTTCTGATGTATGAAGCAGTAGGATCTAATCCTGTTCTGTACTTACCATCTAATTCTTTATAAGGATATTTGAATACTCCTGTTCCAGGGATTCTTGTCATTCCTTTTTGTGCTAGTCCACTATCCATTGTCTGAAGTTGTGTACTACTGAACTCTCTCTTTATAGTAGAGATTTTTCCTATTTTTGCCATAATGTAGTTTAATTAATTGTTTTGGTTTATTTTAGTTGCGGATTAAGGACTCGAACCTTGCCATTGGGTTATGAGCCCGATATGCTACCAATTACACTAAACCGCCTTGCAGAGTGTTCCAATTGAATGGAATGCGACTGTGGACACCACAATCCATCACTCTTAGACTGTCCAAACTAAATCCTGCTTTCGCTGTCTAGATATTGTTCTGTCTATATTTGAGATCAATCCCCTCTAGGAGGGAGAGGAGTTGAGGGGATCTTTCTCGGAAAAAAGAGATGCATGCTGTTCTATAACGGGAAGCAATGCAACTACTGTTATTTTTAGAATTGTGGGATTTCCTCAATCAACACAGTTCTTGACAAATCTTCGATAAATACATCACATCTGTCTTTCATCCAGATTTCGTATCCTGGGAATTTGTTAGCACTTGACATACCTTGAGATTTAGCAAAACCTAAGTGATGACGAGTTCCATCAATATAACCCCAAGTCATAGAAGGAGCACCTTTCATACGTACTTCTCTAATGTTATTCACCATAGAACCATCACCCATTGGAGAAACATCAAACACCATAAATACAGGAGTAGATTTTTTGTTTTGTCCAAACTCTAGGTTAGTTTGTGGTAAATCTAATTCTTTTAAGTGAATCAATTCAACACGACCAGTCTCACGTGTAACCATTGCATCAAATGCAAAGTTGTAAGTGATGTGTTGTCCTTCACCTTGCATATATCTGTTTCCAGAATCTGCCATAAATGTAAGACCAGAGTTTAATGCATCTGTTTTCAAAGCTTGTTGGAATACATCGAATCCAGCTTCATTAGTGTACATTTTAACACGTCTGTCTTTTACATCCACTCTTCTGTAGAACAAATCTCCAAAAACTGAACGAATCAAGTTAGCAGAGAATTCACCTCTGTTGTATTGAACAAGGTTACCGTTGTTACGCATTCTGTGATAAACACCAGCAGATGTACGTTTAACTTCTTGTTTAGAACCATTAGTTTTAACTGTACCTGGTTTAGCCCAAATCATACGTTTAACTTTAAGCTCAAGCATAGATTTACGCATCCAGAACTCAATGAACGGTTCCCATTTAACATCGTTACGAGTAAGTGGCAATTGGTTACGTCTTTGTGGAGCATATACCAAGATGTCAAGAGATTTACCTGAAGCATCTTTCATCATTTTGTCATCAGCCCATTCAGTGATTTTGTGCTCATATCCATATGCAGAACCTAATGATTCAAACATTGTAATTTGCTCACCCAAACGAGGAAGACCTAATAAGTCTTGATCAAATTCTCCAATTGCAGCATCAACTAATTCTAGTTCAATACCATGTTGCAAGAACAAAGGATTAACAAAATCAACAGTTGGGTTATCAGTCACAAGAGTGAATGAATACAAGAATCCCATGTTCCATGGTAAAGGATCTTTAACAACATAGAAACGTGGACCATACTGACGAGTACCTACAGATACGATAGCATTTTTAGAGAATTCATTAGTATCTAATACTAATTGAAATTCTTGACCATCAATACCAACTTTACCAGAACCAGAAAGGATGTCTGTTGTGAAGTTAGGAACATCAATAATTTTTGGGAATTTGTAAGGAACTGCTACTTGCCATTTCCATGCATCACTATTATTATCAATGTAATAAGGTGTGCTTTTGTTGATCATGTCCAAGAAGTCGTTACTATACAATGAGCTCTGTGTATATAAAGAGATGATCTTTTTATCATAATCAGCAGGCTCAGTAGAGTGAAAACTCTCTAAGTGATTTGAGTCTGTAAGTTTACCAACCGCACGTTTGTCCATAGACGCTACACGTGCATACGTAAAACCTGTTAACCCAGGGATTGTTTGTAATGCCATTTTATTTAAATTTATTAATTATTAATTGTTATGAAAACCATGATTTTGGATTAGAACCACCAGTGGCTCCAGTTGTTTTAGCTTTAGTAACTTGTCTTGCAACTTCTCCAAACAGTTCATTAGATTTTTTCGTAACACCTGTTCTTTGTATGGTTGATAATGTAGGATCTTTTTCTAACATTTTTAAAAGAAGACCTATTTTAACTTTCTGTGCGTGATTCTCTGGTCTTTTTAAATCCAATATGGCACGATCAAAATCAGTTAAAGTTTCTCCTGAAGGAGTTTTCCACTTATCAACTAATAAGAAGTCTTGTAGTTCTGTTGCTAATTTTGGATTGATAGGGATACCATCAAACTCTTTTGCTTTCACCTTATCTTGTAAGATGGTTTGCACATTATTTATGTACTGATTTCTGACTTGAGCTTTTTGTTGTAACTCAGCTTCAGACTTAGATTCTAGATCTTGTAACTTTGCTGCTTCTTTTTTAACCAATACTTTATGGTTTCTAGTAGCAACACTTTCTAAATCACCGTAATTTTTTAATCTTTCGATTTCTGTTTCTATATCTTCTGATTCAAATCCTTGATTAGTTAATGCTTGTTTCATTATTCTAACTTGGTTATTCTCATCAGATAAATCCATTTCAGCAAATCCAACAACATTATTATATGTAGTGAAATATTCTTTAGGATTAACTCCTTTTACAAATATGGCATCAAAAGCTTCTTGGTAATCTTCTCCAAATTGTCCTATGAAATTTTGAACAATTTCACTAGCACCTTTTTTCTTTTCATCATTGAATCTTTCTAGAAACTCTTCTGCAGTGTTTACTGGTTCTTGCTCATCATCATCAGATGTAAATACACCTAATTTATATAAGTCATTAGCAAGTGCAGTGAATTGTGTTCCTTGTGGTTCATCATCTGCTTCCTCAGTATTATTAATACTTGCAGATTTTGCAAGTTTTAATACTGGAGCATCTTCTTCTTCTTCATCATCACTATCACTTAGGAAATCAGAAATCATTGATTGCCCTTCTAGTTTTTCTTCATCTGTTTTACCATCAACGTTTTTAGGAGGAACTATATCCTTACCTTTTGGTACATCTGGTTTAGCAGGTGCAGTAGGAGGAGTTGCTTCATCAATGATAGCGGTAACATCTTCTGGATTAGAAGTTGATGTTTCAGGAGAATATAAGTCATTTAATAGTTCCTGGTTGCCCATTCCCATTTCCATAGTACCCTGGATACTAAAGTTATCTAAATTATCAGCCATATGTAGTTGTATTTTTGTTTGGTTTATTTAGTGTAAATGTATAATAAGAGTTTCTAATATCAAAGTGTTATGAGTCAATGTAATCCAATTTTCTTGATAATATAGCATTAATATATTTTTCTCCTCCGAAGAGAAGAAGTTTTTTAACCTTTTTTGTTATTACGTCCTTTAGCATTTTCTTTAGCAACAGCTAAATCATTTGCCATATTTTCTCTTTGCACTGCTAATTTCTCTTTTTCTATAGACATTTTATCGCTAGCTTGTTTATTCTTAGATTGAATGTCAGCCATTTTTAATCCATAATCTTTATTAGCTTTATTTTCAGCTTGTGTAAGTTTGCTCATTTCTAATACATCAGGAATAGCATTTGCATTTACATCTTCACTTTCAACGTTTCCAAATCCTGTAGCTTGTATAATAGCAATCTTTTCTTTAGATAGTCTATCAAGTTCTCTTTGATAATCATCATGAGCTTGTTGCTCTTGTTGCATTTGTTGCGCAGATTGAATTTGAGCTTGTGCTTGTTCTTGTTGTTGTTGCAATTGTTGTTGTTGCAACTGGTTGGCTTGTTCTTGTTGTGCAATTTGTCTATCTCTAAGGTCTTTGAATGTTTTCTTAAGATCTCTTTGTGATTTAGAACTGTACAATTCAACAACATCATAAAGTGTGCCACCATTCTGTATAATAGCTTGAGACAATTGTCTAAGCTCATTAAACATTTGTGTGTCTTCTGGTCTGTTAGTAAGGAACACTTTCAAATCACGGAAAGAAAGATCTGTTCCATTTACTTGTACAAATGCAGATTCTCCTTCAGATGTAATATAACTTAATGTTGATTGTGGCTTAGCACTTTCAATATAAAGAGAAGCATCTATGATTGCTTGATACAACTGTCCAAGTACATACTCGTGAGCCACAAAAAGAGGCTCTGTTTGAGAATAACTCTGTTGCATAGCAGTGTTGGTCCCTGTAGCTGATTCAGAAGCAGAAACAGACCCCATACGTTGTTTAGACATACCTACTAGTTCCCAACATTCAAGTTTAACTTGTTGAGCTAATGTGTATCTAGATTGTATCTCTTGTGTTCTTGTAAGATCAAGAGCTGTAAATTGATTAAATGAACTAGGACTCTTTAGGTTTTCTGGACTATCATCAATGAATACTACCCCTCTATTACGTGCTTCCATTTCCCATATGTCAAGAGCATCTTGTGCATCTCCATCTTTAGGAATAGGAATATGTCTTAATGACATAAGTTGAACCTTACCAACTTCTTTCTCAAGTAGTTTATATAATTGGTTCATACATACATTATATATTACTTGGAAAGGTTTCATTAAATCAACAAGTGATTTAGCTTCTGTATTCTTAACCTCATGTGTTGTTCCTATAATAGGACAATATGATAAAAGTTTAAATGGTTTGATGTGATAGATATCTGGACCAATTTTTATTCCTTGATACCATTGATTAATCCATCCCCATTCTAATGATTGTTGTGTAGGCATCATTCCTGATTTATAAGACTCATCAACTATAGTTGATTGCTCATTCCCCATTTCATCTATATAGATAAGTTTTCCTATTTTCTTTTTAGATATCCAGTAGCTTCTTACAACAACATATTTATATCCAAATGAACTTACATTATTAGTAAGTCCTAAAAAGTCTTTAAGTCCATCATTGTTTTCTTTCATTTCTGATTCAATCATCATTCTAGTCTGTAAGACTAAAGGATCAAATGTATCATAATTTACAGAATCAATACCTTCTGGAGCATTGGGATTACCAAGGTTGGATTCTCTAACATTAATAAGTCCGTAATCTTGTAAAGATGAACGTAAGTGATCTATTTCTTCTTTGGTAAGATCTGGTATAGCTTCAATGATTTCTGAAAGTTCCATAACTTGCACAGTACCAGCAGCGTAAGCTCCTTGTGCTCTACCTGTAGGATCTGATATATATTTTCTATCTGGTGTAGATAGGAACCAAGTGTTCTTTGGGTTAGCTACTTCAATATTATATCCAAGTTTAGAATTGTCTTCATATACATGATAAAACTCTCTACCAGACACTAACATATCCCTAAAAGCATCTTCACTTTTTTCTTTAAGTACAAAATCAGCCTTCTGACAAGTAAGAACGTGGTTAGCCCATTTCTCAGCAATAGATGTATAACTATCTAATTGATCCTTAACTTGTTCCATTGTCATTTGCTCTAACTGCTCAGGTTCAATTTCTTCTCCTTGCATTGCAGCTTTAGCCATTAATTGTTGTTTAACTTGGCTTATTACATATTGCTGAAGAGTGTCAGTTTTAAACTGAAGTTCTTCTGCTTTACTGTCATCATCAAAAGCTTTCACTCTAAATGTATCTGGACGCTTAGATATCTCTCCTACTAACTCATTAACAGGAGTGGTAATAATAGAATAATGTTTTACATAAGCTGGAAGTTCTAAATCAGATGTAAGTACATCTGTAAAACTTCTAACTTCTGGTTCTTGATAGAAATCCTCCATACGTAGGATTCCTTTCATCAAATCATAGTTCTTTACAAATGTATCTCTATTCTTAATGTATTCAGCATAAGCTTTGTTTGAAAAATAGTCCATTGTATTCTTAATCCAACTCTCATCTTCTTTTTCTTTTTCAGTTTTGAACTGATCAGGAAAGATGTTTAAGTATGCATACCTTATGGTAGCATCTTTGGTATATCTAATTATTGCCATGTTATCTAAACAATTTATTTTTTGGTGTGTTAAACATTGATCTGCTTTCTGTAAACAGTGTGCTTTTTTTATTCTTTGTGAACATTGATTGTATCCTTACATCTTGCTCTCCTCCTATTTTTCCCATAATGGGATCTAGTTTCATTGCTAGTGCTATTGCTAACTCAGCTGCAATGATTCTATCAAAGTTTCCTGATTCATTATACTGAATCATTTCTTCAAGTAGGACAGGATCAAATATCTTAGCCATACCTTTTATTTCAGAAATGATATTATCCTCAGCATCTTTCTCTGTATGTATAACTTCTTCTGTATATTTTTTAAGACATCCATGTAGGAAGTCTCTAATCTTTTCAGAAGATCTATGTATTCCATAATCCCTTCTAACTGTGGTGTTTGGAACTATTTCTTTTAACCAATCTGGTTGTCTCTCTAAATAATGTGCATCTCCCTTGGCTATCATGTAGTCAATAAAAGATATTTCATCATTCTCACATAGAGCTCTAGCATTATAATACTTAATAAGATAACGAGCTTGTTCTTCCCATGTTTCTTTCTTCTCTGGTCTAGCACAATAACTAGCAACAAACATATCTTGATACTTCTCTCCTGATATAGCATGCATACGTTTGTATATATACACAGATCCTAAGGATGAGCTATAAGCAGACTTCCCTTGTCTATAAGGGTCAATCCCTGCTACATATAATCCATAAGGAGGACTCTCTATTGGAAACTCATATATCACTACAGGAGCTTCTTTGTTATCACTATTTTTAAGAGGGAAGTTTGATATAGGCATTTTATCTGTAAACTCATGTTTCACTCCCTGTCCATCATCATAAAGAATAACAGGTGTTCCTGTTCTTTCTTGTGCTAAAAGTCTGGTCTTCTGACGTTTAGATGCTTCTATATCAAATATGTTTGTATCTTCATTCAAGAATATATCATCCACTTCTTGTGGGTAATACATTTTCTCTTTTAAATAAGCTAATCTATCACCAGCTTTCTTTAATCTATCAAGATTGTCATTTGTAATCTTATCTGCTGTTTCTTCATTAGAAACTAACATGCTTACATTATGTAAATCTGAACCTGCTGGTTGTTCTAAAAAAGCACCTAAAGAAGAAGGCTCTTTGGCTTCCATTCTATATTTATGAGAAATAAATAGTCCATGGATTCTTTGATCATCCTTTGCACTATTATATTCCAGGAAGTTAAAATTAGCTACATCAAACATTAAGCTTTTTGCATCCATGAAGTTCTGCATATCTCCACCTGTACCTGTTAGTATAGGGCTACAGCCCCATCCAAATGGTGTGGTGAAACCTGGTGTTGCAGCTTGTAGTCCTCTAAGAAAATTACCCTTACCTATCTCATCAATAATAAGTCTTCTTGGTTTTGTACCTGCAATAGCCTCTTCATTATTACCACCATCTAAGTTACGAATAAGGATCTGAGAAAAGGGGATTCTCTCTCCTGCTTTTGTCTTGATCCCTAATGTAACTTGGTTTTTCCAGTTGTCTTCTACTCTCTGCCATCTCCATGCTTCTGGTAAGAAGTTAAGTCCTTTATCTATCTTATCTGTAATAAGCTTTATATCGGGAGCATTCAATCCTGCGATAATGTTTTGAGAGTTTTCGTCAAATGTAGCCCCATGACCTATGTAGGAACTCTCAATTACACTCTTAGCTAAACGACGAATGCCTAGTATCACCAGGCCTTTCTTTTCGTTATGTGCTCTATCTATTTCGTTTGTTATAATCCACTCATTATCACGTAAGTATGGATTAGCATATTTCTGTGATATTCTTCCTCTCTCATCTATAATATCCACCTCTGTATTCCAGAAGTTTAAATGCCAATATAGAAAAGGATTAATATATACTCCTCCCATTGTACAACCATCAATGCACAGTTGTTTGTGAAAAGCATAGAATGCTTTATACTCATCTGAGTCTTTTTGTGGAACTCTCTTCTGATTGATGAACCAGTCCTTGTAATCAATGCTCTGTAA